CTTGGTACAAAGTTTAAACAGGGTGTACTTCCTTCCAGAAACATAGGCAGAGGATTGGCTGATGTTCTGTCGGAGATCAAACTATTGACTCGTTCATCCGACAAAATTGCATTGACCGCAGAAAGTGCTGTTAATCGAGCGATTAAAAAAGCAACACTCACTCCAACCCAACGCATGGAATATGCGAATAACATCGATCGTTTCTTGAGTGGGAAGGCATCACTAGATGTCTTACCTCCCAAAATAAGGGAAGAGGTGGGTGAAGAACTACAGATGTATCGGGCCGAATTGGAGCGATTGCAGTATAAGCTCATCTCCTATCTTGGAGGTGATATAGGCGATGGATTAGACAAAGATCTCAGGAACCAGGTCATCACTGTTATCAAGAAGAGTATTGATGACAAAAACTTCGTCACTCGGTCATTTAGGTTTTATGCCGATAAGAGATATTCTCCAAGCGATGAGCTAAAGCAGAAAGCGATCGACGGCGAGACACGCAGGATATCCAAGCAAATAGCAAAAAGGGAAAACCTTGATGCTAATGATAGTGCAGTGTTGGTAAGGGCCAGAGAGCAAGCCACACAGGAGATGGCCCAAAGGGAGAAGTATAGTGCGAAGGCTATGCAGGATGACCCTAGTCTGGCCCAAGAACGTGCAGCCGACAAACAGGAAATAAAATTTCAAGCACAAGGAATACTGGAAGGCCGTGGCAATATTAGCGATGAGCTTAGCGAATATCTTGGTGAAATAACTGATCCCGGAGAAAAGATTTTTCAGACAATCAATAAGACATCTAGGCTGGTCAATGCGTTGAAGACAGACGATGCATTGAATAAATTATTCAAAACGAATGAAGTGAAGATGGCATTAAGGCTAGATGCTAGTGATGCTACCGAAGACATCCTTACCCAAACTGCATATGGTGCAGAGGTAATGCAGAATATTAAGGTACCCAAGGAGGTCAATGACGCACTGCGAGACATCTTTTATTCAGACACTGGATACTTGATGAATAATGCCGTGGGGCGTTTTACATTGGATCTTCTAAAGAACCTAAACGCTCTATCTAAAATATCTAAAACCATATTCAACCCAGCATCCTACGCACCCAATTTCATTGGTAACTTCTCTTCTGTCATGGCGTCGGGAGTGAACCCAGTCATTGGTGTTGGAAAAGGAATCAGGTTTGGACTGTCCGAGTTTGACGGGATAAGAAAAGCCGTACTAGGAAAAGGGGAAAGGGGTAAGGCCAACCTTAAGAGGTTGATTCGCTTTCAGGAACTTGGAGGCGGTAGTGCTAACGTCATGACCAGCGAAATTAGGAAAGCTGGTCAGCGTGGGTTACTGGGAGATGCTGTGCAAACCATAGCGGATCCATTCAGCAAGGTGTATAACATTGGTGATACCACTATGCGTTACGTTGCATGGGAAGGAACCCAGAGGCAGTTGAAGAAAGCCATACCTGAATTAGCCAATGAGAAGAACAGGGATAAGCTAGAGGTAGCTGCTATGCGTATGGTACGCAACACCTTCCAAGACTACGATAAGGTGCCGGAGGTATTGAAGAAGATGTCTCAGATAGGTGTTACCAGTCCGTTCATAAACTTCACAGCAGAACTTATGCGTAACACCTACAACCAAGGCAGGTACGCAGTGATGATGATGAAAAACCCCCGAAAGCTCATAGCTGAACTAGGTCTTGATGGAGTGAAGATCGATAAAAGGTCGGAGAGTCGCTTGAGAAAACTGGGAATGAAAAGAGCTGTTGCATTTACCGGAGTTATGGCGGGTGCGGGAACAGCGGTGGAGATGGCTGGTAGCAAGGCTAAGGATTTGTTTGGAGACAATTACAAGAACCTGTCCGACGAAGAGAAGCTGGCACTCAACGAGACAGTGGCTAAAAGCTGGCACAGAGGTAAGCGACTCCTTTATATGCCTAATGCGGATGGGAAGACGGGTAGGTATTTAGACACAGAATACATATTTCCACAAACCCTGATGACATCTGCTTTTGTTTCAGGATTTAAAGATGATCCATTGGAGGTGCTTCCAAAGCTTTTCAAGGAAAACTTCCTAGGCGAAGGTACATTCCTTTTGCAAGCAGCCAGTAATCTGTATGGAAAGGATGCCAATGGCCGTGACATTAGTGTGAAGCCTGGTTTGGCAGGAAGAACCCTTGAGAATGCAAATGCGTTTATAAAGGCTGCATTCGAGCCAGGTGTGGTTAGAGAGCTAGACAAGTGGAATAATACATTACGAGGTAAAGAAAACTCCTTGGAAATAGGAAGGATGGTGGAGCGTTTGTTTGGTTTGCGTTGGGAGGAATACGACATAGAGCGTGATGCCGCCCGGCGACTAGCCCCAGATGCTACGGCTATCAATAACGCAAAGGGATTGCTTGGTACGAGCAGGAAGTATGACATCAAGGAGGAATACGATCGGAACTACGTCAAACTCAACCAAGACCGCGAAGGCGTCCTAAAGAAGATTACGGGCCACTATAACAATTTGAAGGTGTTGGGATTGGATGCGGAGCAAGCTCTCAATGTCCTAGACAAGACAGCCCTATCGACCAACGATAAGTTTGAATCTATCACAGGCTACTACAGCCCGATGCCATACGAAGAACCTGTCACCAAGACGGAGGTGTATGAATCTCTCGGAGATACCCCAGAACAACGTCTAAGGGCCATACAGGCTATGCGTGGACAGGTGGATCCAAGGGAGGTTAAGAATTTAATAAGCATGCATAAGCGGATGGTAAGGAAAGCCCGCCGGGGCGAACCTACTATGCCAGCATCGCTAATGCTACTAAGAAAAATGGACAAGGAGGATCGCCTACGTCGGTTGACGGATCCCGATGGTCCATACCGTTTAAAGCGATCGAATACCCCTCTCATTCGAGAGCTACAAAGGCTAGGCATACTCGAAAGAGATATGATCCCATACTTGCCAGCAGGCCAGTAAGCATCGTCAGTTAGGACAAAAAAAGGGGAACCCTGTTAAGGGTTCCCCTTGCTATAGGTGGGAAAAATTAACAAAAACCACCTATGTTTGATGATGACTAAACTAATGCATAAATATAAAAAGCAATTAGATGGGGTCAGAATGGGGAAGTCAAGCTATCTCCAGTTTATTTTCGGAAAGTTCATTGATCCTTTCCTCGTAATATCCCACCAGCCAACTTTTCAACATGGTGCGGTATTCGCTATCAGACAGTCCGTCGCACCTGTAAGCGGTGAATATCTCTCCATCAACATTGATTTCCTGCAAATAGTAAGAACACCCACTCCTATCCACCGTGAGTTGATCACGATCGAGTGGTAATATCTTGCGATGGTCTGGGCCGCCAATTATGGGACATATGGACCTAGATATTCCGGAATCAGATGACATCCAAAACTTGGACCACTGAGCCACTTCACCCCACTCAACCTTCATCGGCATCTTTCTTCTCTTTTGATTCAGCGGCCATCTGAGCTTTTAGCTCATCAATCTGGGATCCAGTTATGTTCTCCCAGGTATTGTCCACCTTCTCTTTAGCCACTTGGTGGGCGTAGTGGATGTAGGCATTGGTAGACACAGATGCAAACACATCCAGCACAGATTGCTGGTTGAATGTCCTTTCGATGAGATGGTCTTTAACTTGGTCGTCCGTGATGTCTTCAGGTTTCATTATGTTGGTTTCGGATTTTGGTTTCAAGTAGAGCTAAGGCGCGCCAAGCGACTGCCACATAGTCTTCTTCTAGGAGGTGACGCATCAAACAATCGTGATGGTCATTAGATTTATCAAATTCCCAATGCATGGGTTCGGACTCATCGCAGTGTTTCTCGTTTCCCATATAGGATTGGCGAGCGATCGCAGCGATGGCATTCGGAAATGGTGACAACACTCCAGAGTAGATGGGCCACTTCTTACGCTCATCACTGTCCTCTGGCAGCAGCTTAATTCTGTGTTGAGGGGCTGATCTTAATATCATATTCGGAGATGAGTTCGATGTTTCCGTGCCAGTGGTACCCAATGCCTGAAAGTGCTTGCTCAAACAAAGCGACCATTTCGTCAATGGTCAGGTCGTCGTCTTGCATGGCCACTGAGCAGTGGCCATATTTCGTTTCAATTGTGATGGAGGTCATAACTAATATTGTCTGATTCTAATTTCCCTAATACCAAAGTCGGCCAATGCTTTGGCACATGATTGGCATGCATAATAATGTCCATAAATCCAAGCTATTGTTGGAAGGATGTCAATATTCATTGATTTCAATTTATTAAGAAGACCTATCTCGGCGTGGATCGATTGGCAAAGATCCGGCTGATCACCCGAACCCAGTTCCATCCTGTTGCAAATGTGTCCAGTGTTCTCACAATGGTTAGCGGATGTTACAAACTGTTCGCCAACGTAACACCCGGCAGCCACCGCTCTTTTGTCGCAGGTACTAAGTGGGGTTGTCATCATCCTGAGATGTTCAAACTCTGTCATAATTCGTCTATTGGTTTTAGCTCCTCTTGGGTGGCAACAAAAACCTTTCCATGACCCAAGTCCTTCATGCGATGCGAACGCATCAGGCGGTAGCCCTCCATCGCTCCCACTATGCGGTATTCGGGGAATGTCCCCACGACCAACACATAGGCATCCACAGCATCCACATCCTTCCAAGGCACTACAATGAGCCGACCATTCAAGTATCTGGTAGATTTTACATCGACTCGCTTCCCGTCATGCAAAACAGCATCATACGTGAGATATTCATCACAATCAACGTCGAGGTCGGGATATACATTAGCGTATTTAGCAAAGGCAATTTCAGCGGCGACACCCTCTAAGTCTATTTGTTCATCCGATTGAGGACCCATACGGCAATTCTTAGAACCATTCCTCTTCGCATTGCGTTCGCGTTCTTTGCCAACAAATTTGGCTAGCCTTTGTTCCGCTCTGTTTAATCTAATCATCATGAAATTTGACCTCCCGCTCAACGCTCACCTACCAAAACAAAACGCCAAGCGGAAGGGTTGCAACAACGTGTTGCTAAATTATTTTCGAATTCCTCCTATGTTCGTTCCGAACCCTACGCTCCTCCAAACTCTTCTC